GCGTGAATGGTGGAAAATTTGGGAAAAGGATACCCCTCCCGATTGCGAGTTCATCATCATGTCGCTTGATGCTGCGCAAGAAGCCAACACTAGAGCAGACTATAACGCCTTGACGACATGGGGCGTGTTCTACAACGAAGAAACGCAGAATTTCGCCATCATATTGCTCAACGCAATCAAAAAACGGATGGAGTATCCCGACCTCAAGAAGCTCGTGCTTGAGGAGTACAAGGAGTGGCAGCCAGACGCGTTCATGGTGGAGAAGAAATCCAACGGATCGGCTCTGTATCAAGAGTTTAGAAGGATGGGCGTGCCTGTAGGAGAGTTTACTCCGGGCAAAGGCCAAGACAAAATAGCGCGGGTGAACGCGGTGTCTGACTTGTTTGCGTCGGGCATCGTCTTTGCGCCGGAACACCGATGGGCTAAGGAAGTTATAGAGGAGTGCAATGACTTCCCTGCGGGCACTAACGACGACTTGGTGGACTCAACAACGCTTGCACTGTTAAGATTCCGGCAGGGTGGGTTTCTACGGCTTCCAACGGATGAGCCGGAAGATAATTTTTTGAAACAGTATCGCAAAAAAGCTGCGTACTACTAAGGACACATCATGGCAACAAATATGGATAAGGCTTTGTACGAAGCACCCCAAGGCATCGATCAGTTGGGGGAAGAAGTAGAGCCAATTGAGATCGAGATTGAGGACCCCGAGTCGGTACGTATCCAAGCGGGGGACGTGGAGATTGAGATTAATCCATCTGACGAAGGCGATGAGTTTAGTAAAAATTTGGCCGAGGACATGCCTGAAGATGTTCTTCAGTCGTTGGCAGGTGAGTTGATCGGTGACTACGACACTGACGTGTCGTCTCGCAGGGACTGGATACAGACATATGTAGACGGCCTTGAGTTGCTGGGGCTGAAGATGGAGGAGCGCACAGAGCCTTGGCCCGGCGCTTGCGGCGTGTACCACCCACTGCTGACCGAAGCGGTTGTGAAGTTTCAAGCTGAGACGATGATGGAGACTTTCCCTGCAGCGGGGCCAGTTAAGACGCTGATCATCGGCAAAGAAACGCCAGAGAAAAAGAAAGCGGCAGAACGCGTTCAGGCTGATATGAACTACCAGCTGACCGACGTGATGAAAGAGTATCGCCCTGAGCACGAGCGCATGCTGTGGGGCTTGGGCCTTGCTGGTAACGCGTTCAAGAAAGTGTATTTTGACCCGTCGCTTGACCGGCAGGTGTCTATGTACGCGCCAGCAGAAGATGTGGTCGTGCCGTACGGCGCATCAAGTCTTGAGTCAGCAGAGCGTGTCACGCACGTCATGCGTAAGACTAAGAACGAGATTTTAAGGCTCCAGCACGAGGGCTTTTACCGAGACATTGACTTGGGCGAACCCATGCAGGTCATGGACGAGGTTGAGAAACGCATCGCTGAGAAGATGGGCTTTCGCGCATCGCAGGATGACCGCTTTAAGCTGTTGGAGATGCAGGTTGAGTTAGACCTTGAGGGCTACGAGCATGAAGATGATGGCGAAGAAACAGGCATTGCCCTACCATACATTGTTACGATTGAAAAAGGTTCGGGAAGCATCCTCGCAATCCGACGCAACTGGGAACCAGACGACAAGAAGCATCAGAAACGGAGTCACTTTGTCCATTATGGGTACATTCCCGGTTTTGGCTTCTATCACTTTGGTCTCGTTCACCTTATTGGTGCTTTTGCTAAATCTGGTACTTCTATTCTTCGTCAGTTGGTTGACGCTGGAACTCTATCTAATCTCCCCGGCGGCTTTAAGACTAGAGGGCTACGAACCAAAGGTGATGACACCCCGATCTCCCCCGGTGAGTTCCGCGATGTAGATGTGCCTAGCGGCACGATGCGTGACAACATCATGCCCCTGCCGTACAAAGAGCCATCACAGGTCTTGGCAGCGCTGCTCAACCAGATTATTGAGGAAGGTCGCAAGTTTGCAGGCGCGGTCGAGCTGCAGACATCGGACATGTCGGCGCAAGCTCCCGTGGGCACTACGCTGGCTATTCTTGAGCGTCAGTTGAAAACAATGTCGGCTGTTCAGGCCCGCATCCACTACTCGATGAAGCAAGAGTTCAAGCTCTTGAAAACTATCATCCGTGACTACACTCCACCGACCTACAGCTACGAGCCAGAAGAAGGTGGCCGTAGGGCCAAGCAGTCAGATTACGATCAAGTGGACGTTATCCCAGTCAGTGATCCAAACGCTGCGACGATGGCGCAGAAAGTGGTCCAGTATCAGGCTGCGTTGCAGCTTGCGCAGACAGCGCCTCAGTTGTATGACTTGCCTCTCTTGCATCGTCAGATGCTCGATGTGTTGGGCATCAAGAACTATCAGAAGCTCGTGCCTATGCACGACGACATGAAGCCGCGTGATCCTGTGACTGAGAACCAGAACATGCTCAACAACAAGCCTGTCAAAGCGTTCATGTATCAGGACCACCAAGCTCACATCGCTGTTCACATGGCGATGGCGCAAGACCCTCGTATTCAGCAGATGCTGGGGCAGAGCCCACAGTTGGCGCAGCAGCTCATGGCTGCGGGTTCAGCGCACGTCGCCGAGCACTTGGGTATGGAGATGCGCAAGCAGATCGAGCAGGCGATGGGCCAGACTCTGCCTCCGTACAACGAGGACGCGGACGAGGTTGATATGTCTCCAGAGATGGAGGTTCAGGTGTCTCAGATGGCCGCGCAAGCAGCTCAGCAGCTCTTGCAGCAGAGTCAGCAACAAGCTCAGCAGCAGAAGAATCAGCAGATGCAGCAAGACCCGCTTATTCAGTTGCAGCAGCAAGAGCTTCAGCTCAAAGCGCAAGAGCAGCAGCGCAAGGCGGCTAAAGATCAGGCTGATGTCATGCTCAAGCAAGCTCAGTTGCAGATCGAGCGCGAGCGGATCAACGCACAGCAGGAGACTGAAGGGGCGAAGATTGCGATGAGAGCCCAAGCTGAGAAACAGCAGCGCGATCACACGCACGAGCAGGCTGGGTTCACATCTGGCATGGACATGCAGAAGCACCAGATGATGCTGGCTACCCAGAAAGAGATTGCGCAAATGCAAGCTGAGCAACGAGCTAGACAACAGGCCCAAAGGCCTAAGAAAGGCGAATGATGTATCAGGTCAAACAAACGCTAGAACAGTTGGTCAGTCAAATCGACCAAAAAATCAGATACATCGAGGACTCTTTGGGGGCTAAGTCTGCCAAAGATTACTCGGAGTACTGCGAGCAATGTGGGGTTATTACAGGTCTACTCACAGCACGTAGAGAAATCTTAGACCTGACAAAAAACTTGGAGGATTCGGATGAGTGATTTACCCACGCTGGACTTGAGCAAGGTAGTTGATCTATCGGCACTGATGCACAAGAACGCGCAAGAGAAGGCAACGCAGTTGCCAAAGCCATCGGGCTACAGGATTCTTTGCGCTATTCCAGAGGCAGAGAAAGAGTACGAGGGCACGAGCCTAATTAAAGCAGAAGAGACCATGCGCAACGAAGAGACCCTCACAACGGTCTTGTTTGTTGTTGACCTTGGCCCCGACTGTTACAAAGATACAACAAAGTTCCCAACAGGACCTTGGTGTAAAAAAGGTGATTTTATCTTGGTTCGGCCATACGCCGGCTCACGACTGGTCATCCACGGTAGAGAGTTCCGCATCATCAACGACGATACCGTAGAAGGTGTTGTTGACGATCCTCGCGGCATCAAACGCAAATAAGGAGCGCACATGCCTAGATTCACTGACAGCTATAAATTCCCAGACGAGGCTGACGATAAAAGTAAATCCGAAGATACTCTGGACATCTCAATTGAAGATGATGATGTCGACGTAAAAATCGACGTTAAAGACGATACTCCTCCGGAAGATCGGTACGTAGAGCCCCTTCCAGAGGCAATCAAAGAGGACTTGGAAAAAGCCGACGACTCCGAAGATTACTCCCATAATGTAAAGCTTAAGTTCAAACAATACAAAAAAGCTTGGCATGATGAACGCAGGGAGAAAGAAGCAGCGTTGCGCGAGCAGCAGGAGGCTTTGTCCGTTGCCCAGCGTATTCTCGACGAAAACCGCAAGCTTAAGACCGTTCTGCAGTCGGGCGAGAAAGAACTTATTTCCACATACCAGACTAGCGCTGAGATGGAGGTTGATAAGGCAAGCCGCAACTACAAAGAAGCCTACGATTCGGGTGATTCCGATAAGCTACTTGAAGCTCAGCAGGAAATGATTCGTGCGCAGCTTAAGCTTGATAAAGCAAAAAATTTCAAGCCTACTGTACAAACTGAAGAAAATGATGTACAAACTATCCCACAGAGGACCCAAAACCCTCAAATGGACCCAAAAGTTGCGTCATGGGTGTCAAAAAACCCGTGGTTCGTTGACCAGAATAAACGATCTATGCGCAGGTATGCTGAAGGTGTCCACGAGGATTTGGAGGCCAAATATGGTCGAGGCTATATCGGTACGGATGAGTACTATACAGCGATAGACAAAGAGATGCAGCGCAGATTCCCAGAAGAATTTAACGCAGCTACCAACAACGATGAGGACGAAAAACCTCAGCGTACAAAACCAAGTACGGTTGTCGCCCCGGCGAGACGGAGCACCGCTCCTAAAAAAGTGGTTCTTTCTAAGACGCAGGTGGGCTTGGCAAAGAAACTTGGGTTAACTAACGAGCAATATGCTCGTGAACTTATGAAATTGGAGGCCTAAATGGCTGAAAGCAGATTACAACGCGAGATTACAAGTAGAGCTTCTCAAGAGCGCCCCAAGCAGTGGCAGCAGGCGGAACTTCTACCGGAACCTGACAAGGAGCCGGGCTACGCGTACAGATGGATTCGGGTTTCTACTTTGGACAAGGCTGATCCTCGTAACCTCTCCGCTAAATTGCGCGAAGGTTGGGAGGTGGTTAGTGTTGAAGAGCAGCCCAAATTTAAACTGCTAGTCGATCCCAATAGCCGTTATAAGGACAGCATTGAGATTGGCGGGTTGTTGCTTTGCAAGACTCCTTCTGAGTTTGTCGGTCAACGGACGAAGCATTTCTCCGATATGACGCGAGCACAGGAAGAGGCTGTAGACAACAATTTAATGCGTCAGAGCGATGCGCGGATGCCAATCTTCAATGAGCGGAAATCCTCGACGAGCTTTGGCAAAGGCACTTAAAATCTTTTATAGGAGTCTTTTATGGCTTACCCCACCGTCGACGCCCCTTACGGCGTTAAACCGGTCAATTTGATCGGCGGACAGGTGTTTGCGGGTTCTACTCGTAATCTACCTATCCAATACAACTATGGCACCCCGCTGTACAACGGCGATCTGGTTACTTTGTCTGCTGGCTATGTTGTGATCGCAACTTATCCCGTTAGCACCACCAATACCACGGTCGGTGTTTTCTTGGGTTGCTATTACACAAACCCCACGACCAAGCAACGTCTGTTCTCGCAGTACTACCCCGGCAACGTCACCGCTGGTGACATCACTGCCATCATTGGTGATGATCCTGATCAAGTGATGAAAGTCGCTGTTTCTACCACCGCTGGCGGTGCAGTTATCGGCTCGGCTTCTTCGATCTTGGTTGGCGCTAACATGGCTGGCGGCACGCAAACTGGCTCTGCATCTACTGGTAACAGTGGTATGTCTGTTGTTAGTGCAACTGCCACAACTTCTGGTGGCGGCTTCCGTGTATTGAACTTGGTTCCCGACACACAGATCACTGTTTCAGGCACATACGTGTCTGGTGGTGCTCCTTCCGCAACTTCTGTTGTTGTGTCTGGTTTGCCAGTTGGCGCAGTTTTGCCAATCGGTACCGACTTGTTCAACGTGGTAAATGGTCAGTTGCAGTTCACAGGTGCTACCTTGAGCGCTGCTTCTACTGTGACAACCACTGGTAATACAACTCTTACCGTGACTGCTGTAACAACGCAAGTCGTCGGTAACGTTGCATTGGTCGAAACCCCCGAAGTGTTGGTTAAGTTCAACTTCGGCGCACACCGCTACTACGTAGCATAAGGAGCTTAAATCATGGCTATTTCACGCGCACAACTATTGAAAGAGCTGCTCCCCGGCCTGAACGCTTTGTTCGG